CACCTGTAGGCCTCTACTTCGGCTGAGGCATGCGTTTATGTCAATGCATTACAGACATTATTTCCAGCACAAGTTTTCAATTGTCGCTTTGGAGTACTCCTACTGACTATGGTCAGAGCATAAAGGTCAACACTACTAAATTACAATCGGCTATGCCTAAATAATTTTCGTGTTTTTCATCCGGTAATGGATACCATTTTACTTCCCCCATCTCCAACGAGTTGTTCGTTCTCCTCCTGATGACGCATCACTTGTATACCAGTTTAGCCCACAACACACCAACACTCCTCAGAATAAAAAATAAATTCCAAGAATAGTACGTCGAAACTAGCCTATCCATTCTTCACTTGTTGGCTCAAATGAATTTCCACAACCAATATGTTGCTATATTAGTTACACTCAGGGGCTACTCGCGGATTCCAGACTGCCTGTCTTAGGATTAAATCGGGGAGTTACCTACTCATTGAGTGGGAACATAAAACATGAAAAGTAAACAGACATTCATGAATTAGATCAGAGCAAAGGTTGTTGCTCATAACGCCACACTTGTTTTCTCGTCTTGTGTAGCCAAAAGACAAAGGGCAATTAAAATTTACCCGGAGACTTAGAACGAGCTAAGGAATCAAACCATCCAGCTGAAGCTTGCGCTGCTGCTGCGGATGAAGTTTTTGTCAAAATGGGAGGTTGTCCCAGAGATTTAAACCCCAAACCAGATGTTACCACTTGATAGTCTTCATCCTCAGACACTTTCCTCTCACGTAAAACATCGCGGATTATTCGCGTTTCTTTTTCGGAAGATTCAGTCTCTCTCTTTTTCTCTCTGTAATCACCATACAAATGATCATAACTTGGGGGCGGTACTATGATAAGCTTTTGTCGACGACGAACTGGATAAGAACCCTTGTTCGTCCGAATAAAAGCATGACCAATAGTACGTTTGTGGGACGCATAAATTGAATTAGCATGTTCCAAAAATTTATCACGGTTAGGGTCCACTTGGGCTTTAAAACGCCAATGACGTTTATAATCGTCCATAGGGGCATTGGGGGTAGATATTAGATATTCGCGCACTCTCGCACTCAAATAATTACATGTGAATTTGAGAAATGCACCAGCGGCGGGTGAGATTGGTGTTCCTGCACTTGCATAACTGAGAATTATAGGCAAGGCTGGATCAATTAAATCCCACCACACTGACCCATCCAATTGGTGAAAATAATTCGCTCCTGTAGGTGTTGAGAAATAAGAATCTCCTGTCTGTTGAGCTGTTCCTACCTTATTAGGGTAACCAACATTCGTGACATTTGAAACTAAATCTCCAACAGGATTCACAGTTCCAAATTTGGTGTCTCCAAACTGTAGATGTTCTGTCATGATTACAGAGGCGGTTCCTTCAGGAGGATAGATGGTTAAAATAGTATGAGTTTCGGTCTCACTGGTAACAATATTATTTCCAAAAGCAATACCTGCATTATTAGCAGTAGAGCTATACTGGTCTTTAGTGGGAGGATTTGACAAATTCCCATTAATAAATCCCAGAGGAGAATGAGTGTTAACAGCAACTTCACTATTACTAATTGACATGGTTGTTGCAACTTCATCAGAAGCTGCCGCTTTTGGCGTCCAAAATTCAACCTCATAATCCAGATAAATATCCCCAAAAACCAACTTGGATTCAGGAATAATTGAACCTGGCTCTGCTGACCAAACCAAAGTGGCTTGGTCATAGAGATGTAAATCTCCTCCAACTCCCGCAGATCGATTAAGATATTTAGGAGGAGAAGAGTTTGGCAAAGTATGATATTGAGCCATCCAGGGCTGAATAACCTTTGTTCCAGAATAGTCAAATTGTTCATCTAGATCAATAAAGGGGTATGCAGTAACATCCATTACAAATGTTGTCATGATACGTCCTGAAGTACTAGTTGAACACGATGGCACATATTCCAGAGCAAGCCTACGAAATTTATAATGTTCGTAATTCTGGGCTTGCGAAAAAAGCCAAGGAAAAGTAGCTTGCAAACCTGCTTGTATTGGGTAGGATCCAGACTGGAATGACTCCCCCTCACCAAAGAACACTTGAGACAAGTGTTCTCGATGAGCAACAAGACGAGGTCTGTCGCTTGCTTTCTTTTGATTCACTCTAGAGCCCTTAGCAACAGGGGCTGCTTGAGTAGTAATTTTAGGAGATTTGTTTTTTGATTTTTTAGGTGTTTTCTTTTTATTTATTTTTCTGGCAGTTTTTGTTTTTTGTTTCTTAATCTTGCTCTTTTTAGGGGGCATAGCATTCAATTTTATCAAGAGTGACCAACTTAAAATTTTCTCGATAAATTTCTTCAGGTAAACCCTTACCTTGCAATGCCACTTGCTCCCCTAAATAAAGAGCTAAAATTTCCAAGTCTGTTGCTTGCATCGTACTGAGAACTTCCCAAGAAAAATCCGTGGGATCTTTTGGGTCAGGTATAGCATGCAATTCATGAAAATGATATTTAATTAAAAAATTACAATAACTACTTAATGTCTCAAACAGAGGAGTGAAGAAACACTCTCTCCTTATAGCCTGCGAACGCAGGAAACTCCATTTGAGATTTGAACCCTTGGCTGAATATAAACACATTGAAGCCAAGAGTTTTTCAGGGTCCGGAACAGGAACCACTCTTCTTCCAAAAGCAGGATGATCAACAAACTTAAAGCCATTTGCACAAAAGTGCATATCAAGCAAAGATTGTCGAGCTGACGTGTTACCATACTTGGTAGTTATACCAATAGATGTCCACGCTGCACTAATAGTAGAAGGGTTGAACCTATTAAAAATTTTTTCCGAAATAGTACCTGTATTATCATCACCACATAAAGCTAACTCCATATTAGTAGTGAATTCAGTATACGTACAGATACTCTCACCTTTGAAAATAGTAATGAAGGCGTATGCCA